TCAAATAAAATTCTTGTTTTCCATATTTTTTCCAAATGATTTTCTGATTCCATGACACATTTTGCATGTTCTTTTTTATCGTAAAAGATAGGATCAATATTTATATTTTTCTCATCATTTTCAAATATTGTCAAGAACCGGTTCTTCAAAGGTAAAATATATTTATGATGTGCATCCAAAAACGTTTCTTGTTTATTTGGAATATATAAACCCATTAAAAATGCAATTCTCATAAAAAAATACAGTATAGAATAATACATGTAAATAGAAGTTCGTATGATTGATAATGCCATTATTTTATTTATATATGTTTGTATTATTTATATAGTATAATACATTTATACTATTTTTATTTGGTTTATTTTATTCATCTGTTTATTTTATTTTTTGTTATTATTGAGTTGTTGTCGTCTTTCTTCAAATAAAGCAGCTACTTCATGTCTTAAATCTTTGACTTCAATACGCTGATATGATTTATTATAATTATCTGGATGAATACATATCAAATATAGACCGGTAATTGTTTTACCGTATTTTTCTTCTAAGATTGCACGATAAATATTGAGTTGCAAAGAATAATGCCAGAAATTAGAATCTGGTAAATGGTTGATACATGGAGTTTTTGCGGTCTTATCACCATATGCTTCATATTCAATCCCTTTCGATCGTTTCCAATCATATATTTGTAATGATCCATCCGGGTTCTCAAAAATCATATCAATTGATCCTGATAATTTCAGTTCTTCATAATAAACCGTCCATTCAGTTCTATATGGTTTCAAATCCGGATAATCAGAAACAAACTGTTTGAAATATCCGAATTCTACACTATCATTTTCTACTGGCACATCGTTATAATAACGTTCTATATCATTATGCATATTTGTCCCAGAACCAGATGCAGACGCACCATTTTTGGCCCATTGTGATTTTATTTCTTCGCGGGTTAGACCGTAATATTTATATGAAGGATCGTTCAATATTTTTGGCATCATTTTATCGATGATCGCATCCGCATCAAAATGCGAAAAATGGCTGTGGATGAATGTTGTTACAGATGTAAATGTTGTATCTCCGTGAACTGTATATATATGTGGTCCTTCATCAAATGAAATGAATGAATCGCGAGGATGAGGATTTTGTAAAGCAAGTTTAGTTGGCGGGATGCGAATAATTGACATTATATAAAAGAATTATAATGAAGAATAAGTATGAATATAAAAATAAAAATATTTTTGTATTCGATTTTATAAATATTATATGTAAATATATCCTTTTTACAATATGAAATTTCTATCATAACTATCTATGATTCTTCTCCATGCAGCCATTTGAACAAGTGCTTTTTCATGAAGTTCTAATCCTTTCTTTTTTGAATACTCTGTAATAAATAGATCATCTTTATGATGTCGAAGAACACGGTTCTCAAACAATTCATGTGCATTCGCATACGATTTTAAAAAATCGCCGTCTGTTTTATACATGTGATAAATAATAGATCGATCAAAATCGTATGCTGTCAATAAATCAGCTTCTCGAACAATATGATAAGCCATTTGATATTTACCTAAATCTGGAAATCCATTTTTTTTTACGGTTGAATAAGACATGGTGCTTATTATTTTATTTGTAATATCAATGTCGCAATAGGACATTTTATGTTTCAATAGATCATTTATTTTATAAATGCCATCAGATTGATTCAAATATTTTTTATCGCACATATCATGGATAATTGCCGAAGTATAAATGATGGATTCTTGTGATTTTATTTCAGGATATCTGTAAATATTGTTCATATAGATTTGATGTGTATTATGCAAAACTTCCATAGAATGTCCAATAGAATGTGATTCATCAATATTATGTTTCATACTGGTTAATTGAACAAATCGGAATAACGTTGGTAAAAGCTTCATTTGTATACCATAAAAAAATGTATTTATGTCATTTTTTTATTTTTTGCATATTCATCATATGGAAAGATTTTCAAAAATCGATTTGTTTCAATGAAACATTTATTTTCAAGAATATCCATTTTTTGATATCATTATTTCTTGATTCTATGCTACAATCCAATCCATGCGCTTTGCTCATATAAAACATTGCCATATCTTGTGATTTTTGATCCATTTCAAATTCATCTTTATTAGCAATCGCCCAAGACGTATATTTTTTCACAACGCGATGCGATAATATCGAAATAAATTTTGAAAATTCTTCATTTGTTATGATGCGCCATTTATTGTCATATATGTAAATAACATTTGGTTTTTGACGGAAAGCGCATAGCGGTATATCATCTGCATCCAACCGATTATCCAACATATTTTTGATGCACAATTTTAAATCTCCGGCGAATAATTTTTCAAGATCACTATCAGATACATGTATAGTAGACAACCAGTCTTGAAATGATACTGATGGTGCAGCCATTGTATTCAAATAATCCGTAATATTTTTCCGACGATTACTTGTGCAAGCTCTTTCTATTTTAGCCATTTTTTTTTCGAGATGTTCATATTTTGCTGTAAGAATCATGAGTTGTTCAAGCAATTTTTCTTGTGTTAGTGTGGGCATGGAAGGTGATGTTGCGAAATTCCCCTTGATCATTTTATTTACGGTATACATTTCGCTTATATTTTATAATTATTAGTATATATTTATCTTTGAATCAATTTTACAATGTCTTTTCCAATGAAAATGACGTTTCAAATACAATCTGTAAAGCGATATACGCCACCAACCCCGAATATTCAAATGCAACCTGTGAATTTAGCGAATATAAATGTAGATGCAAATGCAGATGCGAGTATATATACGAATCCAATTCTAATAGGAAGTATATTTCAAAAAATGTATTCACCTGGACCATGTGGAAGTTGTGGTAAATAAAATAAAATAAATATAAAATAGTATAATATACATGAGCCAATATTTTGATAATAAAGATTCTTTTTTACAGCCAAAAGTAAACCAATATGGAAGTCATATGGTAATGACGAATGTTTATAAGCCAACAAAGACAAAATATTGGAATATAGATACGAAATTTCGAGATGATTATGATAATTATGCACAAACCATTTCTGGTTCTCAAATTCGTTGGTTTACCTTTACCATGCCTGAATCCATCAATGATGTAAAAAGTATTTATGTTCCAAATATCGAATTGCCAATGTCATTTTATAACATTTCAGCGGCATTTGGAAATAATGTAATGAAGATAAACAATAGTTTATTAACGATTCCTGATGGTAATTATACCGCAGCATCTTTAAAGACTGCTTTTCAAACACAACTTTCTGCTTTATCTTTGTCAAGTGTTGTTTTTGATATGTCATATAATGGAAATCCGATTACGTCTTTTAAAAATACAACTGGTTCTGCTTTAACATTGAGTTTTGCTGTGAAACCATCCAATACATGTAATGATATAACAAATCCAACAAATGGTGCTACAGCTGATTTTGATAAATTCAATGTAAAGTCGAAATTGGGATGGCTTCTTGGATTTCGCGATATTTCTTATACAATATCAAATGGTGCTACGAAAGTAGCTGAAAGCAATTTAGATTTGAATAATCCTCGATATTTATATTTAGTAGTAGATGAATTCAGTAGCGGGAATCAGAGTTCGTTTGTATCTCCATTACCCATGTCGATTATCAATAAAAATATATTGGCTAAAATAAGTTTAGATACGATTCATTATGGACAAGGAACTGTTTTGCCAGCAAATCAATATAATGGTTTATTAATGTCTGATAGACGATCATATAATGGTAAGGTGAATTTACAGAAATTGAAGATACAACTTGTGAATGAATATGGATTTCCAGTTAATTTGAATGGGCTTGATTTTTCATTTTGTCTTGAAATTGAATATGAGTAAATAGTATGTGATATAATTATCATGTAAAATTGATGATAAATAATAATGTATTATCAATTGTATAAAAATGACAGATTTTGAAAGGAATACGATTCTAAATATCGATGCGCTTAGTAAAGAGCAAAAATACGCATTTCATAAATTTAAAAAAGGGGAGAACCTCTTTATAACTGGACCAGGAGGAACAGGCAAAACGAAACTTATACATACATTGGTTCAGTATATGGAAATAAATACCATGAAATATCAAGTTTGTGCAATGACAGGATGTGCTGCATTATTATTAGGATGTAAATCGAGAACATTACATTCATGGAGCGGTATCAAATTAGCAAAAGGACCTATTGAGGCGATCTTACGACAAGTATCTCGTAATAAAAAGGCTGTTTCTGCATGGAAAAAGATAAAGGTTCTCATTGTTGATGAAGTAAGCATGATGTCAAAAAAGATTTTTGAATTATGTGAAAAACTTGGCAGAATCATTCGAAAAAATGAGCAACCTTTTGGTGGAATACAAGTCGTTTTTACTGGGGATTTTTATCAATTACCGCCTGTAGGTGATGAAAATGATCAAGATACAACAAAATTCGCATTTGAATCTCAAAAATGGTTTCAAGTATTTCCATTAGAAAACAATATACAATTAACACAAATGTTTCGTCAGAAAGATGAGAACTATATCAAAATTTTATTGGAAATCCGAAAAGGCGAAGTTTCAGAAGAGAGCAAAGAAATATTGAAAAAATATGTAAAGCGACCATTTGATAAAAATGAACATAATGGAACTATTCCTACAAAACTATTTCCTGTAAAATCAAAAGTGGAATATGTAAACAATGCAATGTTCTCAAAATTAGATGGAGAAGAGATTATTTTTGAGAACATCGAGAAAAGTAATTATACTACTTTTGTTGAATCAAACAAAATAATCGATACAGAAACATTATTGAAATGTCAGTCATTAACTGCAGAAGAAATCCTATATGAAATAGAAACCATGAATAAAAATATAAATATAGACAAGATGTTGCGATTAAAACGGGGTGCATTGGTTATGTGCACGTTTAATATTGATTTAGAAAATGGGATTTGTAATGGTTCTCAAGGAATCATTGTAGATTTCAAGGAATCGAATGGAAACGAAGATTTTGTAAAACTACCAGTGGTGATGTTTTCAAATGGACAAAAACGTGTTATTTCATATCAGTATTATCAGAATGAAGAATATCCCTCGATTGTGATAGCCCAAATACCGCTTTGTTTAGCATGGGCATTAACAATACACAAAATACAAGGTGCTACATTGGAAATGGCAGATATGGATTTAGGTAAATCAGTGTTTGAATATGGTCAATCGTATGTAGCCTTGTCTCGTATTAAATCCATGAATGGGTTATATTTATCTGAATTCAATCCTCATCGTATTAAAGCAAATCCAATAGTGCGAAATTTTTATGATGGTTTATTGCATGAATGTCCTATACGTGAAGAGAGTGATATAAGCGCAAAAGTAGATAAAAATGACGATATAAGTAATGGCAAAAATCCGTTTGAAAAATATGCCTGTGTGGATAGTTGCAATATTTCAACTACAAAAATTATAAAATTATAATATCTTTATAATAAGTATATGGTTGCAGCAAGTATATTGCCGGTAGCAATCCATCAAGGAAAAATATATTTTTTATTCGGAAAAGAAAATGAAATGGAAGATTCTGCAAAAGGGTTCTCGGATTTTGGCGGAAGAGTTGAAAATGGCGAATCTATCATGGATACAGCACTAAGAGAAGGCGCCGAAGAATTATGTGGTTTTTTAGGGAGTCCAAAAGATGTGAAAAAATTATTGAAAAAAAATGGAGGATTGTATAAAATAAAACATAATGATTATCATGTACATATATTTTTAATGGATTATGATGAGAACCTTCCAAAATATTTTACGAATCATCATCGATTTTTATGGAATAGAATGGATAAACATCTATTGAACGACAGTAAATTTTTTGAAAAACAGGAAATAAAATGGTTTTCTGTGAAAGATTTGACAGTATTGCAACATGAATTTCGATCGTTTTATAAAGAAATCGTAGATGTATTTTTGAAAGATATCAAAAAAATTACTGCATTTGCAAATAAAATGAAAAGTTCTCGCAAAATGAATTGTTCTATAATATGCAATAAGGTGAACAAAACTTACAAAAAAAGAGGAGGATGAGGCGGTGCAACGAACATTGATGATAATCGAGAAAATTCTATTCGCGAATAAATAATATATCAAAGTTTTATTTTTTACATAAGTAAGGGTGATCATTTTAGTTATATCTCTTTCTTTGAAAATAATTTAGCTGTGCGAAAAAATGATATA